AATCCTGGATGCCCTTGATTATGACCAGGCCGGGGCCGGGGCCGGTAAGTGGTGGCGGGAAGAGTTCGACCAAGCAAAGCGGTGGCCGGTACCCGTGGGCAAGGATCCCGGGGAAGCCTTTGAGGCTGGTGTGGATATCCTGTCCTGGATCATGGAGGGACTCCCCCCTGCCATCACAATGGCATTCCAGCAGGAAAAAGCTCCCGGGCCCGAACCAGAGCCGGTTGAAACTCTGGCGCAGGTTCCCCAGGAGCCAACGTTGCCACCCACGGATCCCGGGCAAATGTATGCGCCCACCGTGGCAGAACTAAAACGCCTGCTTGACAGATACCCATTTAAAATCCGGGCAACGGATAACCGGTTCTCTCTGATCTGTGCTCCGGCCTGGAACAATCTCAAGGTGAAGCAGGCCATATCCCAGTTGATCTATTTTGATGTTGATGTTGCAGAATATCTTGATGCCCATCCTTCAAACATGATCCATCGGGGAAATTTTTCAACCACACACAAAAGGAACTAAAAATGGACATGACAGCAAAAAAACAATGGATCTCCATGATAGACAGGCGAATAGGCGAATACCGGAAAAACGGCCTGAATAAATTCTCAAGCACGGAAGCGATGCTCGTTGCACTCCTCCACCCAGATCTCCACCCGAAGCTCATGCCAGAGGAGTTTCAGCACGACCCCCTCGGCGCACAGCTGAAACTGGAACAATGGCAACGCAACTTTATTTGGAACAGGAGGTCTCTATGTTGAAAAATTAATTTTATTGGCTAACCGGAAGAGGTTGAGGCTGGAGAAGCTTTGTAAAGGCTTACAATATCAAAAATTAATTTTGAGGAGCTATAAAAGATGTTTACGTCGACCGTTATAATTGCCGGGACCATAGGTCTAATAGGCATATGGATAAGTGGCTTTATCCTGGGGTATGGGTGCGGAAGAATATCAAGAGTAGAGCGGAGAGGACGATGATTCCAGCACTTGTTTTTATGTTCATTTTTGGGCTTGCCTTCGTTGTCGGGTCATTTGTTCACGCAGCTTTCGGACCGCCATTAAATGAAAGGCCAGGCGGGTTATTGATTTTTTGTCTTTTTATGCTGGGGATGCTCATGACGGTTACGTCCCTATGTTTTGGTCCTGGCGGGATCGTGTTTAAATAATTCAGATAATCAAAGCTTACAATGTATAAACACTCTTTTCCAAAAGGACGAAATATCATGGAATGTTCATGTGAAATAGATATGGATGTATCAGAAGGTGATTCCCCAATAATCAGAGAGAATCACTACCAGCCAAACAGAGAGAAGGACTGTACAGAATGCAAAGAGGGTGTTTTGTCTCCCGGTGATAGCGGTGTTTTTTACGCTTTCAAATACAAAGATTCGACAGACAGAGCTTACCTTTGCCCCGACTGCAAGCAAATCACAGAGGTATTTTTCAATAGCTATTATTTCGGGAGCATATGGGAGGATTTACAGGAAGCTATCAGCCAGGAGGATATCGCGGCCACCGAATCCTGCTTGACCAGGCTATCAAAATCAAACCGTGATGCTGTTTGCGAGATAGTGGAAGAGCTCTGGGATGATCAGCTGGTAAACGGAAAGTGCGATGAAAATGGAGAGGAGGCGTAACCGTGGCTGAAAAGACTGATAATACATTCGGCCCCACAAAGGTGCAGCGAGGCTTAGGGCTCGGCTATTTCGATGCGGTGGCGGTTATCGAGGTTCTTAAAAAATCCGGCATAGCAAGGGCTGTTGGTGATAATCCGCATGTGATTGAAATTATCCCGCTGAAGGACCGCATTGAAAAGATGGAAAATGAAACGATACCACACCAGGACTCAAGGGTGCTGGGTGTGTGGTGCAACAAAAAAGATTGCCCGCATTACGATTGCGAATCTGACTACAATTGTGGCACAGATTCCATACACTCTTGTCTGGATTATATTCCGATGAAAGGCCACGTATGCCCCGAATGTTTGGATTTTGTGCCGGAGGGATGGATTCATGGATGCGAATAAAGAAGGGATGGTGATCCACTGTGACGCAAACGGATTGAAGTTGGCTATCGAAGATGCATTGTCTCAAATGAAGGGAGATGACTGCGATGGGTTCGATTACACCATTGGGGAAGTTGATGGAATGAAACTCAGGATTGTAGCCGAAACGGACAATCGTACTTGCTACAACACGGTTATCATTGACGGAGGGTTGAATTACACCGCTGTCGTGGAGACCTCATGAAGCCACTGTTTATCCCTTTGAAATCTGAGTATTACGAAGCATTCAAGGACGGCTCAAAAACTGAGGAGCTTCGGCAATACGGGCCGCGCTGGAATCATGATACCTGTGTTGTCGGCCGAGACGTGATCCTGTCGAAGGGATACGGAAAACAGAACAGAATGAAGGGCCGTATCTGGAGATTCAGAAAACAGCACGGTTCCCTGTTCGGATCGGGATACAAGAGATCAATTAAGGCGGTGTTCGGGACCCTTGATATTGAGATCGCTTGTATCTCAATCACCGATTTAGAGCCAATCACAAAATCAAGCTAATAATATATAAAACAACCAGTTTCAGCTTGAAACACAAGCTGATTGAAGGAGGAATTAACGAGTGTCAGGAGTAACAATTAAATCCAGCAACATCGAATCCATCAAACCCTATGAAAAGAGTCCCAAGAAACATCCGGATTCCCAGGTCGCTATGATTGCAGCGTCAATCAAGGAGTTCGGTTTTAATGTGCCCGTGCTGATCGATAAGGATCATGTCATCATTGCCGGTTATGGACGGTACCTGGCCGCCAAGAAACTTGGTTTACCCCAGGTGCCCACGGTGCTCCTGGAGAGTCTTTCCCCTGACCAGGTCAAAAAATTCCGGCTTGCCGATAACAAGGTTGCGGAGAGCAAGTGGGACGAGGTCCTCTTGTGCGAGGAGCTGCTGGATATCAAAGAGAGCGGATACGGTGTCCTGGACATCCCCGGTTTTTCCGAGGCTGAAATCAACAAGCTTCTCAAAGGGGCCCAGGACAACAAGGGACTCACGGATCCGGACGAGGTGCCAGCACAACGGGACGACCACGGGATCGTTAAAGGGGATCTGTTTCTCCTGGGATCCCACCGGCTGTTGTGCGGGGATTCAACATCCCTTGGGGATGTGGAACGACTTCTTGACGGTGGCGCCTGCCAGATGTGCTTTACCGATCCTCCCTATAACGTCAACTACCAGGGGGGCAGCAACGGGAAGCGCCGGAAGATCGAGAACGACAACATGTCCTCAACGGATTTTTATCAATTCATGGATAAGGTTTATGAACTGATTGCCCAGGCCATGGTCCCGGGCGGTGCCTTCTACATCTGCCATGCCGATTCAATGTGGCAGGCGTTCCGTGGTCCCCTGGCCGACCATGGTCTGATTTTCCGGCAATGCCTCATGTGGGTGAAGAGTCAGTTTGTTCTCTCCAGGGCGGATTACCATTACCGGCATGAGCCGATCCTCTATGGTCACAAGGAGGGGAAACGGCACTTCTGGAACGGTGGCCGGGACAAAGGTTCCGTCATGTTCCACCAGGTCCCGTCCATTGTGGTGGAAGAGCATGAAAATGAAAAGCTCATCTACATCAACAGCAACGACTCCACCATCATCATCTCGGTGCCGGAATACAGCCTGGTTTACCAGGATGACGGCATGGAGTCGGTATGGCATTTTTCAAAGCCGGACCGCTCTCCGGAGCATCCAACCATGAAGCCGGTGGAGCTTGTGAAACGGGCGGTGAGGAATTCATCCGCTCCCGGGGAGGCCGTGTATGATCCGTTCCTTGGATCCGGGAGCACCTTGATCGCCTGTGAGGATCTTGGCCGGTGCTGCTTTGGCCTGGAACTCTCTCCCTTCAATTGTGATGTCATCGTGCGGCGATGGGAAGCGTACACCGGTGAAAAAGCGGTATTGATCAAGACCGGATCCAAACAGCTGGATGTGAGGGAATGCTCCCATGTCTGATGTTATTGCAGAGCTGCTCAAGGTTGCGGATGAACAGGATTCCATCGAACTCAAAATTTTTAAGAACGCCGTTATCAAAACCTTAAAAGAATATCAGGAGTCTCCCACCAGGGCGAACAAAAACAACATGGATGCGGCCCGGGACAACCTGAAACAGAAAAAGGAGGAAATGGTGACAAAATATTTAACCCCTCCTGGAGATGGCGGGCAGGCTCCTGCGTTTGAGAGCCTGCTTTCAGTGTGTGCCCATCTTACAAAAAACGGGTTTAAAATTTCAAAAAGTAAACTTTACCGGGACCGGGACAAGGGTGCCATCCGAATAAATCCGGACGGCACTGTCCTTGAGACCGAGGTGCGGGCCTATGCAGCAACCCTGGAAAGGATAAACGGGGATGTTGGAGATCTCAATGATGGCCATGCTGTCAAGACGCAAAAAGAGATTGAACGTCTTGAAGAGCAGATTGCAAAGATGCGGTTTGAGCGGGAAAAAGAGGAGGGCAAGTATATCCCGAGAAAAGAGTTTGAAGCAGAGCTTGCAGCCAGAGCCGTTGTCATGGAGGCAGGGTTCCGGCACACGTTCAACGTCAAGGTACGGGAGTGGATCGCCATGGTGGGCGGCAAGACTGCAAAGTCGGCCGATTTTCTCCAGGAGCTTAACACGGCCCTGGATGAGCAGCTCAACAACTTTGCCACGACCAGAACATTTCAAGTCATGTTTGAAGAGGAGGAGTAATCAATGAAATTATTCAAAGACAATACAGTTTTCAAAACAAAGCATCCCACCTGGTGTCCCAATGACCTGTGGGAGTCCCTGCAGGCCCAGATCCGGGAACATGGCGGCAAGTTCTTCAAACACAGCTTTGCCTTTTCCCGTGCCGAACGTAAGGCCCTGCGCAAATCAAAGCCCATCAAGGTCTCCGAGTGGGCCCAAAAGCACAGGGTCTTGACCATGTCCGTGTTGCCGGGCCTGTGGCGTAACAGCGTGACCCCGTACCTTGTGGGGATCATGGATGCGGCGGTACTGGCGTTTGTCAGGGAGATTGTGGTTTGCAAGGCTCCCCAGACCGGAGTCTCTGAGGTTGCCCATAATTTTGTGGGGTACTGCATTGACCGGGATCCAGGGCCGGTGCTCTATGTCTATCCGGACGAGGTTTCCGCAAAGGACAACTCCCAGGACAGGATCCTGCCCATGATCCAGAGTTCTCCCAGGTTGCGGTCCTATTTTACCGGCGCCGACCGGGATAAATCCACGCTGAGGATCAATCTTCAGCACATGCCCATCTATCTTGGCTGGGCCAGATCTGCCTCCCGTCTTGCAAACAAGCCCATCAAGTATGCCATTGCCGATGAGATCGACAAGGACGGTTTTGATGTGGGTAAAAAAGAAGCCGGACCCCTTGATCTCATAGACAAGAGGTTGACAACCTTCCGGCCGGTGTCCAAGTTCTGGAAAATATCCACCCCTACCCTGGAATCCGGCAACATCTGGAAGGAGCTGAACAAAAACACCCATGTGATCTTTGATTATTATGTCAGGTGTCCCTTGTGCGGCCAGGACCAGCTCATGGAGTTCACCGGTATCAAGTGGGAAGGCGGAGCCGGAGCGGACCCCAAGGTGGTGAAGGCTGATAACCTTGCCTGGTATGAATGCAAGCATTGCAATGGCAAGTGGGACGACGACTTGCGGAACAGAGCGGTCCGGGCCGGGGACTGGCTTGCCCGGGATAAAAACATTTCCATCAAGACCTACATGAAGATGTTTCGACCGGCCAACATCGGGTTCCATATCCCGGCATGGATCTCGTTCTTTGTCTCCCTTTCCGAATGTGCCGCCGCCTTTATCGAGGGCCAGAACGATCTTTTGAAGCTCCAGGATTTCCAAAACTCCTATTGCGGTCTGCCATGGAAGTCCAGGGTTGAAAACAAATCCGAGACCAATGTGCTGAACCACAAAATCGATCTACCTGCAGGCGTGGTGCCCGAGGATGCCGTTGCCCTCACATGCGGGATCGATGTGCAGAAGAGCGGCTTCTGGTTCGTGGTCAGGTCCTGGAGCCGGGATCTTTCTTCCCACCTGGTTCAGTACGGTTATCTTTCTTCCTGGGAGGATGTGGAGCGGCTTGTGTTCAAGACCCGGTACCCGATCCAGGGAAAAAGCGAAGATCAGACCATGGGCATCTGGCGTGCTGGCATGGATACCGGTGGCGGCAAGACCGAGGACAATGAGTGGTCCAGGACCGAGGAGATCTACCACTGGATCCGGAAGAACGGCCGGGGCGTGATCCATGGCATCAAGGGAGCAGACAAACCACAGGTCAAGAGGGTCAATCCCAGGGTTATCGACAAAATGGCCAGGGGCAACCGCCCTATTCCTGGCGGGCTTACCCTTTTTTTCCTGGATGTAAATCAGTTCAAGGATCTTTTCCATTGGCGGCTTGAAAGAGAAGAGGATGAAACCCAGTATATGACCCTTAACTCGGACACCGGGGTTGATTATGCCCGGCAAATCCTGGCCGAGGAGAAGCAGAAAGACAGAACCGGCAAAAGTAAGTGGGTTCCTATCCGGCGGGACAACCATCTCCTGGATTGTGAAAACTACGCAGCCGCCTGCGCGGATCCGGAGTGGGCACCCAGCTTGACCTTTATTGCAAGCAGGCTGCCGAAGACACAACCAGGACAAAACGAAAACAAACAGCCACAGGCCGATCAAAGACCTGGGGCTGGGATGAGAGACGGCAGGCCATCATGGTTCCAGAGCCGGTAGGGGGTGATATGACACAGCAACTAAGTGACAGGCTTTTGAGTGTGGAACAGGTGAGGAGCAGGCTCGGGTGCAGTCGTAGTCATGTTTATAAGTTGATCAGTAGAATGGATCTGCCTGCTGTAAAAATCGGTTCCAGAATGGGGATCCGGGTTAAAGAAAGTGAAGTTAACCGATTTCTGGAAGATTGTGAGGTAGAGGGATAATGCAACATTATCTCCAATAAGATGGCACTTTAATAGAAGCATCCTTGCTATCTTTTTGATCATGTTGTATCTGAAATAAATCCCGTTGTGGGTAATTAAATACATAACTCTTCCGGATAACATACAGCAGCAACGTGCTACTCGGGAAAAAAACTGGTGAATAATTGGTTCTTTTTTAAAAATGTAATGATTAATAAATAGTATAATCATACGAGATTGGGATATGATTTTGTGTATATAATTTCCAAGAAAGATCACTGCAACAGAATAAGGGAGAGTGTAACGTGATGGACAATCACAAAACTAAAACTTCATTTTCCACTGACCAATACGAAAAGCGTTTAATAATTTTTATTGATATTGTTGGTTTCAAAAATTTCATTCTATCCAATTATAAAAATGGTAATGAGGAAGTAGTTAAAGAACTTACCCAATTTTTTCAACAGAAAGTTTCGGAAGGTGGTGAATGGATTCAAGAAGGTGCTCAGGCCTTTAAACCATCTTTTAATTTTTTCTCCGACTCAATAGTCATTTCTTACCCACTGAATTTCCTCACTAAAGTTATGGAGGAAATTAAAAAAAAATTCTCAAAACCAGATTCCGGTAATAAATGGGATGCTGAAAAATTTTTATTGCTCAACGGTGCTGTTACCAGTGCTACAAGCATGCAACTTCATGCGCTTAAATATGGCCTATTAACAAGAGGATGTGTGACAATTGGTGATATATATCACAAGAAAAACACATGGTATGGTCCAGGACTTATTGAAGCTTACACACATGAGAGCAAAATTGCTATCTACCCGCGAGTGATCTTGTCTAAAGGCTGTTTTGAATATTTCAGGAACGAAGTAATCAACGATGAGGGTAATTCATGGATGCAAGATACAGATGGTTACTTTTATATCAATTACATTGAATGGCTTAATAACAAAACTGAATTTGATTCTGATTTTTGCAAAGCACATCATCAGTTAAGGGAAATAATAATACAAAATATAGATGCCCTTGACAGTCAGAAAGATGTATATGAGTTGCAAAAATGGGAATGGTTGGCTTTATACTTCAATCGACATAAAAAAGAACATTTGAAGGCTAAACCCGATGATAAATTTTCAAAGGATATAAAAATATAGTATCATTATAAAGAAATTGGGAAATAGGTCTAAGAAAAATGTATCCACGGTCCATAGTTTTAGCACAAGTAGATGATCCTGCCCCAAAAAACTGGAGGCAGGGTTAAGACACTTTTTAGAAGTTTTAAAACAACAAAAATGCTACGGACTACGCCGCAGATTTTTATGTTAATCCAAGATCAGGCTACCCACTTAAGGCGGGACAATTTGAACCGGTTGATGAGACTCTTACAGCACGTAAGCCCCAGGAATAGGGCATTCCATAAGAGCCTTATTTTACGAGGTGTCCCGGCTTAAGTAGGTAGCCCAAGATCAAAGCTTATACATTACAAATATGTATATACGTTTTTTTGAATTAATCCTTTTCTTGTAGCCCTGGCATTCTGTCAGAGTATTTTTTTGTGCCTTTTTCAACAAAAC